ATATGTTGGGTGAAGGTGGTCGCGAGTTTGTTCTTGATGCTGACTCAACAGCTGCTCTTGAAAAAAGATCACCCGGATTCTTAATGGCATTAAATAAAGCAAGAGGTGCAGAGGCGATAGGTGTTATCGAGGACTACGCATCATATGATAAAATATCAACGGGCAAAGAAAAAATGGTTCCAATTCCGATACCTATTCCGCAAAAGCAATCAGTTCAAGAGATAATGATGACAAACTCTGAAGCAGGTGGTGGAACTGGTGGAGGTTCTGCATCCATAATATTTTTTTCAGAACATTATAGGAGAGGATAATGGCTGCTGATGTAAAAAAATATGAAGATTGTAAAATCAATAAAGCAACCATCATTTCAAATGTTGATGGAAGTGACGTTGATCTAACAAAGGCCATTGATTGTAGATATTATGAGGGTATATTAAATGATACGGTTAGTTGTGATCTTGTAATAACTAACTCAGGTTCAACAATAAATGGTAAAAACTTATTAGAGGGATTACCACTTGTTGGAACAGAGGACTTTGAATTAGAAATTGAAGATCCAAAAGGAAATATTCTTGAATCTAGTTTAAATGTGAACAAGGTCACACCTTTTACAAAGGAAACCCAACGAGAGGACATCCTAATCTCCATGACATCGGAAGAATTTATAAGGAATGAAGAACAAACATCAGAGGTTATAAAAAGATATGATGGAAAAATTTCAGAACATGTGAAAAAAATACTGACAGATAATTTAAAAACTCAAAAAGAATTATTCATAGAAGAAACAAGCAACAACTTTAATTTTTGTGGTAACAGAAGGAGATCAATTTATATTTTAAATTGGTTATCAAAAAAATCGATTCCGAGTGTGAATGGAAAAAGAGGAGAGACTGCAGGATATTTTTTCTTTGAAAACGCAGACGGATTTCATTTTAAATCAATTGATAGTTTGTTTGCTCAAGAACATGTAAAATCTTATATCTATGGTGGACAACCAACATCATCGATTGCGTATGATGGTGAAATTGTGAATCTTGAAGCTGACAATCGATTTGTAGCCAATCAAAAATTAAGGATGGGTGTATATAAAACAAAGATGATAGTATTTGATCCGTTTAATTGTAAGTATGATGTGGTTGAACAAGATGCTTTTGATACTGAAGATGGGACAACACATGCTGGAAAAGAACTTCCTGTTATTAATAACAAATTTTCAAATCAAACGACTCGAACCACGTATGTTTTAAAAGACACGGGAACACTACCCACTGGTAATGTAAAACAGCAAGTTGAAAAAAATAATGAACAAATATTTGAAGTTGATTCTATATTAAATCAGGCTATAAGGAGATATAATCAGTTTGTTACATCGAGCGTCATAATAGAGATCGCACCTGATTTCTCACTTAGAGTTGGTCAAACAATTTTTATTGATACATCATCAGGAGACGCAGAGGGTGATCAAGAAACAGACAAATTGATTGGTGGAAAGTATTTGATAATTCAATTAACTCATGATATTCAACAGGGAAAGGGTCAAACAGTTCTTGGTTTAGTTAGAGATTCAATTGGAAGAAAGGGAAAACCACATAATGGTAGCATGGTGGACTAAAATAAGTTATAATGAATAAATACAAATGTAGGATCAAATTAAGCAAATGAAATCAATCGAAGACCACATTCAAAGAGACAAGGAGATCCTTGC